TGTAGCTGTAAGTAGCCCAGCATCTGATATGGTTGCAGAGCTGTTTTGTATAATAGTTCCTGTAGTACCGTCATAGCGTATGATAGCGTTATCGACATATCCGCCGCCCGAGCTTAGTACATCCCCTGTTCCTGCTCCTGAAGCTCCTTGAGGACCTTGAGGACCTTGAGGTCCAGGTACACCTACAGCACTGGTCTGCTGATAGGTACCGTCTGGAAACACAATGGCGTTTCCAACTACAATATCACTATCAAAAGTCACCGTAGGAGTAAATGTGATGGTGGAACTGTCTGCTGAATCTATGGTAGTTCCTACAAAGGTAATACTACCCGTGCTGGTGGTTGAATTAATTGTTATGGTGTCAGCGTTGGCATTTGTGGTAATAGTAATATTAGAGCCAGCAGCTAGTGTTAATGTGTCGGCAGTGGAATCGGCTATTACAGAGCTCTGTCCTGCTACTACAACAGTGCTAAACGAGTTAGGCAAACTAGATTCGCTGGCTACAGGTACCCAAGCACCTGCATGTGCATAATACAATTTTCCTGTATCATGTACATGTGCTACCATACCATGATAGTCTATCGGTGATACTTCTGCATTAAGATCCGCTAAAGTGTCCCAGTGGAATCTAATGCGATTTTTCTGACCTGTGACGTCTAGCACTCCAGATAATATTAGAGTATTTGTGCTGTCATCTAACCAAGTCAACGCAGCGAGATCGTTAACCTGCGAGCCGTTGGAGGGATAGTAGGCTATTTTGCCAGCTACGCCTGGTTGAACACCACCGCTAAAGCCTGCCGAATTGGCCTTGGCAAGAAAATCTGAGTTGGAAACGTTGGCTAGATCGCTTTTTGCCAGTGAACTACCGCCCGGGGCAATTCCGTTATATAGACGAAGAGTGTTGGTATCTCTATCGTAGAAAATTTCTCCTCTAGATCCAACTTTTCTATTAAGAAATTCGGATTCTCTAGGAATCAATCTGATATTATCTAAGATAGGTGCTTTGCTCACGTAGTTTGGTCCTTTGATGTATTTATTAAAATACCGTACTAAAACAAGTTACCTTGTCTTTTTACTACTATATTTGATGCAAACACAACTCTTGATTCATTTGTTTGGTTATAGAATACATAATGTTCAAGGCAAGATGGGAATATTATCAATATTCCTTCTTCCATTGGTGGCTTATATATATTTGGATAGTGATCTTGCGGATCTAATTCTAGATACTTTAAATGATTTGATAAATTGGGAGTCCTAAACACCAGCTGGCCCGAATTTTCGTTGGGTTGTTTTAGTATAACCACACATGAAAATGCTGGTACGTTTGTTGTTATGTGGTTGTGTAACTGTTGATGATCATATTGATTATGCACATTATACCATGTATCTATTTCAACTTTATAAGGAAATTGAAACATAAAAGAATCTATGTAAGATTGGATATAGGGTGCAGGCAGTAATGTGTCATTCCATCTTTTAAAAAAGTCAGCATCGCTCCAGCGTTGAGATGCATTTTTAGAAATTCTACTCTCTTCGCCTTTGTATTCATTTTCTTCGCCATTTAATATCAATGGAAGGTAATGATCCTGTAGCATTTTTAAATCTCCAGGATTCAATCGAGAAATGCTTACTGGGTATCCTTCAAGTTGTATTTTCATTAGATATTATCTTTGGTATACATGCCAGTTTTAAAATCACTTGTGAGATCTACAGTCTTACCAGTGTTAAAGAAGTCAATTACTTTATCTGCTAAAATTTTATGGTTAACTTCTGAAAAGTGATTATAACGCAGATCGCCAGTTTCAGCACGGTATATTGCAGCCGTTTCCTCTGAGTCAAACTCAAAGCCTGAGGTTTTAAACATAGTGCCTTCTACTCCTGCAACGTTGTGAAACCCTGGCAGAATCAAACATCGAATGCCTTGTTGTCCATACAGTTTCGTTCTAAAAGTTATCGAATCGAGAATTGCATCATAGTGCAACAAAAGACGATGATCGGAATACAAATATTTTTTATACATTTCTAATGCATTGGCTTGTTCTTTTGTAACATGAACTCCTGGCACAAATTTTGCATTTATGAAATTCGCCATGCCCGGTTTATCTTCAAAGAACCATTCTCTGTAATAAGAAGTAAGTTGTACTATAACATAGTCACCACTTTTAAATGACGATTCACGATCTCTTAGGGTGTGCAAAATATACTCATTGGAACAGCCGAGCAAAGCGTCATTTATATGATTATCGTTTCCGATTAAACTTTCACTGACGATCCTGGTCCAATTCTTTTCTAACGGCATGAACGTTATCAGGCCTTTAGGCCCAAAAGTTTCATTCTTGTGTGCATCAGGTACACTAAAACTATCGCCGAAAATATATAACATTAATTGGTTGCTCCGGTTTCTAATAAAATATTGAAAGACAAACTAATACGATCTTCATTGGTTGTATTTTCATTAACACTGTGATCTAAATAGCCAGGCCACATACTTATTCTGCCTTGCTCTGGAGCGAATGCGTTTTCATGAGCATATGAACTACCTATTGGATTGCATTTTAATGCTTTAAGAGCATTTCTAAAAACTATATCACCATCTTGCCCATTTGTTTTAAACCAATATACTCCGCTGACGTGGCTAGTGCCGTGATCATGAACGTGAGCATACTGGCCTGGCCTGGTCAGTGTTAACCATGAAGTTTCTATTGCTGGTTTGTACAGCGGTTTAACATTCATCATTCTCATATAATTGAGACAATGATGCATAATACACGAGGTGAGCACTCTCATTGTTTCGTCTTTTAAAATATTCTCTATAAAATTACCTTGATTAGATAGGTACATGGCGTGGGAATTCCAAAGTGGGTTCTGTCCCCAACCATCTTCTAGATAAAGTTTATCAACTACTGTTTGTAATTCGGCTTGTATCTCGGCATATTCTGAACGTTCTGTTTTGTATGTGTATAGAGGTGTAGGAAATAATGAGTAAATTCGGCCTTCGGTTTGATTGTTCATGTTTCCTCCATATTTAAATAAACATCATCTGATTGATTCTGTAGGCATCTCCAACAAACCAATCAGGTTGCATTACTGCGGTGTGAACATCAGTTTGCCTGTATAATACCAATCTATTAAAAGCCATTTCTGCATATCCTAGGTATTGTCCGGTTTCAGAATAAAAAGCTGTGCCGCCGTGAGATTCGTCATTGTAATTTAAATATACCGATGCTGCAAATCTACCCGGATCTGCACTATCTCTATGAGGAGTTGGCTGGTCTTGCCCTTGCATTACATTTACTATAAATGTTATAAACTTAAATGTTTCACGTATGTCTTTGTCGATCTTACGAGGACCGTCATTGAAATTTTCACTGATTAGTTTAACAAACGTATCGGCTAAACTTGTTAGATTGATACCAAGACTAATTGACAGGCCGGGGTATGTATTTCTAATCATGCTCTTGGATGCGGGAATAGAAAGAGCCAATTCTCTAACTTTGTCAGGATTAAGATAAAAGTTATCAACAGTGACACATTTGGTATCACCTAACTGATGTACATGTACTTCAAAATTAGGATTAACTGCAAATATGTCTTGTTCATTTATTTTTTTAATCATGCTCTGTCATTATGTTCAATCTCTACCATCATTTTAACAGCTGGAAAATAAATGTAATTAATTCCCGAGTTGTAAAGAGTACGCATGGCATCGTCGATGGTTTCGACCAACGGCTCACCGCCTAGGTTAAAGCTGGTATTAAACAATGCAGGAATACCTGTTTGATTTTTAAATTCTTTAATCAGATTATACCAATGAAAGTTTTGTTCTTCAGTCACTGTTTGAATTCTACAGGTACCATCAACGTGTATAACTGCTGGAATCTTTTCTTTCACACCCGGCTGACAATTCACAGCATACATCATAGAAGGGGAATCTTCCATGCCACGCAGATCAAACCATTCATGTACATCATCTTGTAATACTGATGCAGCAAATGGTCTAAAATATTCTCGTTTTTTAATTAAATTAACAAAATCTTTACCGTCGGCGAATGTCGGATCAAACATCAGTGATCTATTACCTAGTGCTCTAGGACCATTTTCGCATCGTTCTTGAAATAATGCTACAATGTTTTTAGACCTAATAGTTTTAATAACATCTTTGTAATCAACATTTATTGTTACACTGCCACCGTATTTGGCCGCAGTTTCTATAACTGCATCTTCAGTGATATGTTGTACCGGACCTAAAAATAAATTTTCATCTTTTGATCTGACTTTTGTATCTTGAGATGTTTTATAGTAATGATAAAATGCTACACCCATAGCTGTACCTGCATCGTTTGAAACAGGTTCAACATATATCTTTACGTCTTTCGGTAAATGCTGTAAGTAGAAATAATTAGCAACACAATTTAAACCATACCCTCCGCTGATAACAATATTTTTATTACCTGTACGTTCAATTGATTTTAGAATCAAGTCAAGTACTAGTTGTTGCGATTCAGTTTGGACATTGTAGGCCATGTTTCTTCTAGAAGCTAATTGCGTTACGTCTTCTGCATCAGCTTCAAGCATTTGTTGCTCGTAACGCTGCATTTGTTGTTTATCGTTGGGGTCAGTTACTGATCTATGAATAACTTTAGGATCGTATACTCTGTCATCTAGCTCAGTATAGGCTTCTTCATTAACCAGTGCGCCATTGGGATAAGTCGGAACAATTAAATTTTTATTTGCTCCGAATTTTTCATAAATCTTTGGAGCTTTGTTTGGCTCACCGTAGGGGAATAGTCCCATGGTTTTACCCGCTTCTATCGAGTCGAATCCACAAAATCTGGTAACAGCTTCGTATGCTTTAACAATACCTGCTTTATCATTAACTATAACTTCTGTACCGTTCCCATCACTATTGTAGTGTTCAGTCCTCCAAGGTCCGTTGCCTCCAAAATGCTTGTACACTTCCTCAAAGTTTGCAGGGTATGAACAATCATATATACTTTCAACTTCAAACATGGTTCGACCGTCTTGGCGTTCAATAAATGTACCTGCACCATCTACAATGATAGCACTTGCTTTATCAAACCCAGATCTATAAAATGCCAACGCGGCGTGACTTCTATGGTGTTGACCGTGATATTTAAATACTTGGGTATCAACATCGTCGATTAATCTCAACTTCCTAGCAAGTGCAGAATACACATCTTGCCTTACATAATCGTTTATTGGTTCGTCATCATCTTGTGTGTGAGAGATCACCAAAAAATCAATCTTATCAGTATAGTCAAGTATTTTAACCATACTCGCAAGCGGGCCGCCGTCATATTTGTAGCGAGATAGTCTTTCTTCTTCAATAGAAAATACAATTTTTCCATCTTTTAAAAGACAAACTCCTGCATTATGCCCTCGAGCAATACCTGCAATGTATCCTGTTTTTTGCATTATTTTTCCTTGTGACATTTATTAAGAACAACCGGGAGTAGAACACCCAGCAGGCGGTTTGGGTTCGACATATGACTTAGCAGTTTTACTCAAAGTATTTTTAATTCCTTTGGTAATTGTCTTGATAGTTTCGTCGGTAAGCACCATTAGATTTTCATTATGTCTATCAATTCTAATGTCTACTGCAACTCTTATTGGGGAATACCTTCTTTCGTCTTTGCCGTTATCAATTATAGTAAGTGTGCTGCTGCCAGGATACGAAATATTTTCAGGGAATGTACCGCCTATAACCACTGTGCCTGGTTTCTTTAGGGCATGTGCAATATGCTGTCCTACCGAGTCACAGCCTAAGAAATAATCAGCATCATTGATAATTGCAGTCCATTGTAATAAACTAACACTCTCTGGTACCATTACTCCTAGTGCTCTGTTTCCAGGAATTTTTAACTCGCTCATCATTATAACAGCATAATCTTTATTCAGTTCTTCAAGTATTTTTATAATATCATCAACTTCAAATGATCTACCACTTTCGTCAATGATAGTATTGCCTTGTATACCAGCTGTTTTTCCAAATGGTTGGAAGATTATTACTTGTTGCTTTTTAAAATGCTTTCTAGCTTCATTGACTAGCTCGTTTGCTTGTGCTATATCCTTTTTGCCAATAAAGATATCGTATTCTTTTGTTTCTGGAATGATTTCGGGCGGAACATCGTAGTTGATCAACATGTCAAACGCCTGCACAAGATTGCATCTTTGAGTAAAGTATGCGTTTAGTTTATACGGTTCGGGAGTTATGATTTCTCTATCTTTTAATTTTTCAAAAAGATTTGGGTCGGTGGCATGATGCACATTACTTGCTAAAATTTTGCTGGTCAAATATAAATCTATCCAACCTTCAACAACAATGACTGCTGTTGGATCAGTATTTTTAACATAGTGCTCTAGTGCGGGAATTGCACATAGTACTCGACCTGCGCCGCCATTTATAAAAAATGCTTTTTTCATTGATATCGTGACCTTTGTTATCTAGTACGATATTTATTTTGAGGGCTGCGCCTCTAAGAATAATGTGAGCGAGCGTTGGGTATTGTGCTGTTGCCAGCACAATACTATTCGAAATTAATAAACGCCTGGGGGTAGATTTTGTAAAGCATCAGCATCGGAGGCATCTCTGTCTTCGATTCTAATAACCTGAACGTGCTCATCTTCAAACTCCATGTTAGGCCCGTCTTCAGGACTCCGTGGAAATCTTACAAGATAATTAGGTACATCTGCCCAATCTGCAGGAAGGTCTCTGAGTTTTTGTCTATAATCCAGCCATTGTTGTTTTAGAGCTTCTGGCATATCTGGAGCAATTTTGCCATCACTTGCAGCTAGTTTTGCATCTCTCATATTTCTAATAAAAGCATCATCTCTAATTCTTTTGTACTCAAAGAATTTAAGCGGTGCTGTATAATCTTCAGTTACGCTTTGTTTATCATAAACAATTCTGATGTCAGAAGGATCTACAACTGTGGCATTTGGTTGATCAACCGGGCCGACGGCGACTTCGTAGATCTTTGGTTTTTCTAATCCGCCGTAGATCAATCCAATTTTGCAGCAGTTTATGTCAGTGTCTGCTCTTAATATTTCTCTTTTAAGATCTAACGGAAGCGGACGATCTGGTTCGTCTTCTGGTGCGAACGCCTGCATCAAATAGCCAGTTTCTTTATCGAGCCACATGACTATTTCTTCTGGACCTTCGTATAACTGTGTACTGGTTTTACCTAACGTATTTTCCAACGAATATAAATGATCCGGTATACTGTATGTTAGCATTTTGGTTATATTTGCCATTTATTTCTCCTTAACTGTACGTTATTCTAACAAGACCACCGGCGCCAAAGCTGCCCCAACATGCGCTCGATGAGTCAGTTGCGTGACCTGCGCCACCACCACCTGGGAAGGCTGCGTGTGCTGAACAGCAGGCCAAATTACCCACGCAGCGATGTTTACCACCAATTCCATGAGGAGCCGTCCACGGACCGCTTGGGCCACCTGCTACTGAGAATGCATCAGCACAACAGTTGTATTGGTGATTGTATGATCCAGTTGTTCCTCTAAAACACATATCGGACCCGTATACTGGCGTATCACAAGCATGGTTTACCCAACCGGCATTGTAGTTGCCTAGATTGCATTGTGTATTACCAATGTGGCAGTTATAGCAGTTTGCGATCATGTCCCATGAAGTTGATCCACCCATGCCGCCAATAGCACAGAAGTTGCTCAAGCCAGTGCCATTGACAAAACTGGTGCATCCATGACGACAATTTTGATTACATGAACAGCAGCAGCTACAGTTTGATGAACCAGCAGCACACACCGTGTATACCGTGCCATCTGTAAATCCATGCACTGATTTTTGCAGTGTTCTTACGCCGTAATTGCCACCTTGGCCACCGGCGCCGTGGTCGTGGTCACCACCTGATGAGCCACCTGGGCCACCACCTGATAGTATTTCAAACTTAATTGATGTGGTTCCCGTGGGCACTGTAAAAGCGCAACAACGGCCACCATTCTCTGGTGTCCAATTGTTGGGATTCCAGACATAGATTTCATACTGTTCTGCGATTTTACATTGATGCTGGCTATTAGCATACACGATACCACAATTTGATAATTGTACTGGCATTTTCTAATTTCTCCTTAACTGTACGTTATTCTAACAAGACCACCGGCGCCAAAGCTGCCCCAGCATGCACTAACTGATGCGGTTGCGTGGCCTGCACCGCCGCCACCTGGGAAAGCTGCGTGTGCTGAACAGCAGGCCAAGTTACCCACGCACATATGTTTACCGCCAATTCCGTGTTGTGCTGAAATTGGTCCAGAAGGTGCTCCTGCAACAGAAAAGTGATCAGCGCAACAGTCGTATTGAGCATTGTATGATCCCGATGTTCCTCTAAAACACATATCAGATCCGTATACTGGGCTATCACAAACGTTAGTAATCCAACCAGCATTATAGTTGCCCACGTTGCATTGAACATTACCAATGTGGCAGTTATAACACTGTGAGATCATGTCCCATGAGGTTGACCCACCCATGCCACCAATGGCACAGAAGTTGCTCAAGCCAGTGCCGTTAACAAAACTGGTGCATCCGTGGCGACAATTTTGGTTACATGAACAGCAGCAGCTACAGTTTGATGTGCCAGCAGCACACACTGTGTATACTGTGCCATCTGTGAATCCATGCACTGATTTTTGCAGTGTTCTTACTCCATAATTGCCACCTTGACCTCCACACCCGTGGTCGAAGTCACCACCTGATGAGCCGCCTGGGCCACCACCTGATAGTATTTCAAATTTGATTGAAGTGGTTCCAGTAGGAACCGTAAAAGCGCAACAGCGACCACCATTCTCTGGTGTCCAATTGTTGGGATTCCAGACATAGATTTCCTTTTGTTCTTCAATCACGCATTTGTGTTGACCGTTAGCAAAAACTATTCCGCAACTTGATAACTGTACTGGCATTTTTAATTCTCTCTTTTCATATCTTCAATTTCTGCTTTTAGGGCTTTGACCGCTTCTATCAGCAAGGGAATTAATTTGTCATATCTCACAGCAAGATAGCCGTCTTCTCTTTCAACTACAGCTGATGGTACTATTTCTTTTACTTCTTGAGCAATAACTCCCACGTCTAACATAGTTCGTTCTGGGTACATCTCTTGCGCAATTTTATTCCAGTGATATTGATATCCTGATATTCTTAACAATTTTTCTAGGCTGTTATCAATCTTTGAAAGATTTTCTTTTAGTCTGCTATCTGAAGATGCATATGAATATATATCTGCACCTACATACAAAGCACCACTGATACCAACACCGCCAGTAACTACTAAGGTTCCAGTGGTAGTGCTCGAAGCAGCAGAGGCACCTGCTAAACTCAACCTACCAGTGCTTGGCTGATACGTCATTTTAGTAGTTGACACATTTGAACTAGTGATAGCTCCTGAGGTAGCTGTAGTGAACAACGGATAATGTGTAGTAGCAGACGCTGTTTGATCAGAAACTGTTACAGATTTACTAGTCCACGATAGTGTGCCTGACGCATTAGTGGTTAGTACTTGATCTGATGAGCCGTCTGCAGCTGGCAGTGTCCATGTTACATTAGCTGCTACTGTTGCAGGAGCTTGAAATCCCACCCAATTTGAGCTATCACTATCTGCGAATCGCAAATCAGTCTGTGCATTTAATTGAACATTTGCAGTAGAAACAACCTGGCCAGTTCCGCCCGGGCTAAGAGTGATATTCTGATCCGCCGCTGTGGACAAGGCTGAGTCGGGCGAAATTTGAATAGCTCCTACTAGTGTTGAACTACCTACAAGTCCGCCTGTTATTTTTCTTGCCATGATCTTATCCTTTTATTAAGCTGTTGATGTTTCAATACCGTAGACCACAGCATTTACACTAGCAGCACTAGATCTTACCACTAGTAATTTTCCTGCATCTATTACAACGCCTGTACGCTCTAGTACACCCTTAGCACTTAAACTGGTATCATATTCAAGATATTCAGAATCTGCTGGTGTTGCTGACGATGATATCGCCATTCTGATAGTCACTGCTGATGCACTCCTGTTTACTACACTTACAGTAACCACTGAAAATGTATTTGCGGGTACTGTATACAAAGTAGTATTGGTCGCTGCTGATAGATCTGCTACTCCTAGTCTTCCTGTTGCCATAATTTATTCTCCATGTATGTATTTAGTTCAAAAAGTAATTGAGTGCTAACGGTAACCCGATAACTCCGCCTCTGAAATCAAAGGTAGCATTCATTTTAATTGGTCCTGTTGTTGTGGTAGTGATTATGTTAGAACTTATAAACACACTACCTGCTGTCACCGAGTTTACGTTCAAGCTAGCACCACCACCACCAATCTGGCTGGCGATATAGGCTTTGATAGCTCTTTGTGTCGGTACGATATTATCTGAATCTGCCGTAAAGAACGGGTCTGTTGAGAATTCAGTAATCGTAGCTGATCCGCCGCCTAATGTAACATTACCTAGATTAAGTTCTTGCAATCCACTGATATTAAACGCATCAGCATTTAATGTAGCAACACCAGTACTTTGTTCAATAGCAAATAGATCACCAACTCTAAAATTACCATCTTGGTCTGTGGCTGTGAAGAACACGCGACCGCCACCACTTTCAACAGTTTCGTTGGCCGGAATTGGCAGTTGTGTTGGTAGTCCTGGATAGTTGGTTTCAGTAAAATTACCGGTACCGATATCTAAGAAATCGTGTCCGGTTAATCTAACCTGACTGTAACGCAGTCTAGTTGTTACAGAGACAGCGTCATTGGGTGCTTCTGCTATAGTCAGTGTTGGGCTTATTTGCAAGAATGCTGTATAAGCGCCAGCGTTAACGCCTAAGAATGTAATCACATTAACTAATTTGAATGTACGATCTGGTAAGTGACTAAACACCACGTTAGATCCAGGAGTTGGCTGGTTGGAGATCTGTCTCACCGCCACAAACGATCCCGGTTGGAATACATTTGCATAGCCGTCGCCAATGTCCACTTCGCAGCTACTGGTCACATACTGGCTGCCTCTGTTGATAAACGATGGGTTAGCCAATACACCTAATCCTTTTCTTACAGTTACTGGAGCTTCAAAAGTATTGTTAGGATCTGTAAATGTTATGGTTGGTTCAGTAGTATATCCTGATCCAGGCTCAGTGATATTAACTTGGAATATCTTGTTAGATGCTACCCTTGCACGAGCTCTTGTAGTGGCTCCTGTTCTGATATAAGTGGCTACTGTACCTGTGCCAGCGCCGACTCCTACAAACAGTCCGTATCTGTTTCTATTACCAAATGTCACTGCTGAGAAACCAGATGCTGCTGTGCTGGTAGTTCTTAGAGTCCAGGTAATACCATCTGGTGAAGTTGCTGCTGCTGTAGTTGTGCTTACAGCAAGGAATACTCCTTGACCATATGTGATCTTAGTCCATGATGCTGTGGCTGGTAATGTGCTGGCTGTCCATGTAATGCCATCTAAGCTGTAGGCAGCTATAGTACCGCTGGTGCTTGATACAGCAACAAATCTGTTATTACCATAGGCAATGCTGTTCCAGTTTGACGAACTAGGTAGTGAGCCTGCTGTCCATGTTCCTGTTCCTGTGGTAGAATAATTAGTAACAGACGTTCCACTCTTGATTGCTACAAATCTGTTTTTGCCGTAAGCAACTGCTGTAAATCCAGTTGTAGTTAATGTACCAGTTTGATCCCAAAGTTCACCATCGTTGCTGATTCTTACGGTAGTTACGTCGCTGCTGATAGCTACGAATTTTTGTGAACTAAATCCTCCAAAGGCCACATCAACCCAAGTCGCAGAAGTAACAATGTTAGCTGCGGACCATGTGATACCGTCCGCAGAATATGCGGCTGTGGTATTCGCTGAGGTACCTGCTACTGCTACGAATCTACTTACTTTGCCTATCGTAGAACCGTCATCAAACAATCCAGCGGACATAGCTGACCAATTAGCTCCACTAGGCATTAGACTTGTTCTTGTATCCCAAGCAATTCCGTCTTCAGATGTTGCACCTACAGTAGATCCTGTGCGTAGAGCTACATATCTACCGCCGATGCCGTATCCTGAGTGATCAAAGTTTAAGATAGCTCCGGTTGATGCACTAACTGCGGTGATAGTTATTACTAGGTCATTGGCTGTACTTAATCCGCCGAGGCTGGTTCCTAATATAGTTATAGTCTGTAATCTAGTATATCCTGTTCCTGCTGATTGCAAGGACGGTATGTATTTCCATCCGTTTCTAATTACGCTGAATGTTGCACCAACACCTGTACCTGCATACGTGCCGGTTACTGATGTGTATACCGCAGCAGTTTCACCGTATTTTACCGCTGACCATGTGCCTGAAGTTGGCAATGCGGCTGCTGTTGATGTGTAACCAGGTGCTGAGAACGTTACTCTAGGTTCTATGATGTATGTGCTAGAAGCATCTGGTGAAACAATAGCTGTACCAGCAATTAAATGATCAAATCCTGCAGTACCGTCTGATTCTTTAACTAATCCAGCTACCTTTGTTCCAGAATTATAA